ACTTAAAGAAGGTCTTTTAAAAGCCTTTGAACTAGGTGGAGAGCCTGAGACAATACTTATGTCACCTTCACACAAGCAGACTGCAAGTGGTTTTGCTGGTGTAGCGACAAAGTACAAAGATGCTAGTGATAAAGTATCTATCGGTACTACTGACATCTATGTATCAGACTTCGGTGAAGTTGCATTTGTACCTAACAGACACCAAAACGCAAACAGAGTAGATATCCTACAAATGGATATGTGGAGTGTGGACTTTTTAAGACCATTCCAAACTACTGATCTTGCAAAAACTGGTGACGCAGACAAGAAACTTTTACTTGTCGAGTACACTTTATGTGCAAAAGCACCTAACGCAAACTTTGGTATATTTAACTTAACTGCATAATTGTAGTTTAAGGACAGGGAGGGATTTTATGCCCTCCCTTTTTAATTAGAGAGGAAACAATGACAGTATTCGCAAACAAAAAACATTCATCAAAACTTTACAAGATAGTTGCAAACTCAATTAAAAAAGATCAAACAATCTCAAGAGGACTTGGTAAAAGACAATCAAAACAAACATCAGGTGGAGATAGAAAGTATGATCCAATGCTAAGTATGAGAAGCAATCAAGGTCTAGAAATACAAGACACAGTTGATATGATGATTGCAAAAGCACTTAAATAATGGCAAAAAAGTTCTCACTTAATGATCCTGACGATCAGGCATCTGTCAAAACTAATTTGATTGTTGATGAAGCTGAGAATAAATTTCATATAGAAAACTATCAAGATCAGTCAACTATTAAAGAAATCTTAGACGCAAACAAATTAGCACAAAATGAAGGTGCTTATAAGTCTAAGGCTATGCAAAACGAAAAGGGTTATAGAGTTGCAAGACTACCAAACATAGTAGTTCACCAACTAGCAAAAAAAGGCATATTAACTCTTAATGGCAAAGTCCTTGATAAACCTAGATTTTTTAGATGGTTAAACGACTCAGATAACAGACATTTTAGAATATATACAGGAAACCTATAATGGCAATAGACACATATACAAATCTTAAAACATCAATAGCTAATTACCTTAATAGAAGTGATTTGACTGCTTTTCTTGGTGATTTTATTACACTTACAGAGGCAAGATTAAATAGAGAATTGCGTGTCAGAGAAATGGTAAATACAGACACATCAATAACAACTGTGTCAGGCACACAAAGTTATGCTTTACCAACTGGATATATCGAAGCAACCACAGTAATTTATCAAAGTGATCCCTATTGCACACTAAAATTTATTAGTAACAGTGACTTTTATAACAAATATAATGATAGTCAAAGCAGAGGAAAGCCACAATTCTTTACAATAGTTGGCACAAATATTCTATTGGGCAGACCACCTGACTCAGCAACAACACTACAAATAAACTTTTACAAAAAATTAGATACACTTTCAGACACAAATACAACAAACACAATATTAACAAATTATCCTGAACTCTACTTATATGGTGCATTAGCAGAGTCAGCTCCATTTATTATGCAAGATGAAAGAATAAATACATGGGGTACTCTTTACAAAGAGTCACTAAAAAATGCTAACGAAGCATCATCAAGGGGTTCAACAACCACATCACCACTACAGATGTCAACACCTCAGGTAGCATAAAATGATTGAATTTGGTGATTTACAAGCCGATTTACCTTCTTATGAAAACTCAGGTGCATTGGTTGTAGATAATGTTTTACCTCTTGCTAAAGGTTACAAAAGCCTAGCTGGTTTTCAGGCATTAAGTGGAACAGGACTTAGCAATCCAGCAGTTGGATTATTTACAAGTTTTAGTGCAACTGGTTCTACAAACTATGCTGGTGATGCTACTAAATTATATCAGATGGACTCCTCTCTTGTCTTTCAAGATAAAAGTAAATCTGGTGGCTACAACAACTCTACTACAGAAAATGCTAGAGACTTTTGGGCATTTACACAGTTCGGTTCAAACATTATTGCAACTAACTTTGCAGATAACATACAAAAGTTTGAAGAAGGTGTAGATAGTGCGTTTAGTGATCTGATAGCATTAAAGGCTAAGTTTATAGCTGTGATTAGAGATTTTGTTGTTGTAGGTCATACCAACGAGTCAAGTGTAGAATACAATCAAAGAGTTAAATGGTCAGGTATCAATGACAGTTCAACTTGGACTCCAAGCCAAGCAACACAATCAGGCTTTCAAGATATTGTTGGAAGTCATGGAAATATACAAGCTATTGTAGGTGGTGAGTCTGCTGGTGTAATCTTCATGGAAAAGGCAATCTATAGAATGTCTTATGTAGGTGTGCCATTAGTATTTCAGTTTGACAAGATTGCTGATAACATTGGAGCATTTGCACCTAAATCTGTGGCATCTTATGGAAACATGGTTTTTTTCTTAGCACAAGATGGTTTCTATAAACTTACTGGTGGACAACAATTAACACCTATAGGAAACGGAAAAATTGATAATTTCTTTTTTGACGACTTATCATCTAACTTAGATGGTATTACAAGTGCGATAGATCCTAACAATAGTATTGTTGTATGGTCATATCGTGGTTCAGGAGCAACAGGAACAACTAATAACAAGTTACTGATATACAACTATGCAGTTGATAAATGGAGTACAGGATCAGGACAAGATTTAGAGTTTATTGCTAGTGCATCACAAGAGGCATTTACTACATTAGAAAGCCTTGATGTATTAGGAGACTTAGATAACTTACCTAAATCACTAGACTCATACTTTTACAAAGAAGGTATCGTAGGTCTTGCTGGTTTTAATTCAGCAAACAAGTTTG